CGGTCAAGACCGGGTGTCTCGAATGCTAAGGTCTCTACCCAACCCCAATTTGGCTGAGAAGTATCTGGACGGGGGGCCTGACCATATCGTGGTGTATTCAGATGGAGAAAACCCACCTTGCTTGGACTCATTAGAGATATCATACAAACTACGCTGTATAGACGGTGGGGATAACCGCGGAGTAGTTGAAGCCTACAATCGAGTCCTAGTAGGGTTCTCTCATAAGATTTCGTTCTTCAGGGACTTCATCGATGAAGCCTGGATACTTTTGGTAGACGATGATGTCGTGTTACCACCCAAGTTCTTCTATGTTCTCAGAACTCTCATCTCTACTCTTGGAGATTGCGTGTTGTCGTGGAAGAGCACAACTAACCCGCCTGAAGTCCGTGGTGTAATAGAACTCGCAACCGAACTGGCGGGCTATACCTTTGCGTTTCCGTACAAATTCTTCTCACAACTAGATTTGGGGGGTAAAGGAGCATTTGATAGCGAAAACTTCCATCACTACTGCGGGGACTCCGACTTCGCCCGTAGAGTTATGCGCGATCTACATCGCCCGTGTTATCGGGTACACTATCCCCTGGTGATCCATGAGGAGCACGCAGCGGTAAGGGATAATCCCGAACTATTAGGCTCTGAGTGGGCAGTCCAAGATCGATGGAACTACAAAAAGAAGTGGGCCGACGTGAAAGAACGGGATCTTATCCGGTCCTTGCTAAACGGAACATTACTGGACCAGAAAGAAGGTAGTCTATGAGCGACGGCAAGTATTCGTTGGATCAAGTTATGTCTGTGCTTGGATACGGACTCAACAAGTCCACTGACCTGTACGAACAGATTGGATTATCTCGAATACCAGTTGGGACTAAACTCATATCGAGGGAAGTCATTGAAGACATTCTGGGTGCTACCTCTTCAAATCCGATTGGTGTAGTAAGGACATTTGATTGAGTCGAAATGTTTATCTTTGGGATCAAGCGGTACGCGCTACGACCAATCGCGCTCTTGCGGGCTCGTGGTATAAAGGTGCCCTAGCATACCTAACTAACGCAGCTAACCCATACCGGCGCGAACGCGAGACCAGCGGAGGAAATACTACATTTGCTAGAGCGTCCTGTCGTGCTTGGGAGAACGGGTACGCATTTGCAAATAAGCATCCTAGGACCAATAATTAAAACAGGTGCATATTTTGTGATAGCCCGCTAAGTAGTCAGATGAAAACATTGCAAAGGATTATGGGTTAACGGTAAAAGAACTCCGTAAGCAGAGATGCAAAATACCTTAACATGTTGTGTTTGAAATCCGCTCAAGTAGGTCAGGATCTACCATCCTTCGTCATACCTGTCCCGTCAGAGCTATACGATAGTATTGTGGGCAGGAGATCGTTTTTCATAGGAGTACTACGGGACATTGCCAAGCACTGTGGTGAAACTGTTTTCCCGATGATATTTGAATGTCCCAAAGGTTGCCGGGCAGTCATAGAGTCCCCCGACTCAATTCCCATCGATGACGTAAAGTGTCTACATGGGATATTCATCAGATTCGATCCTTTGGAGGGGTAACATGCTTCATGATCTCGCCAAGATTATAGAAGACGCTGTTCGTGCTGGTGCTGCTTACGGAGATAAACGCGGTCGGCCAGGTCCCCACACGGAAACTTTCGAGGATGGGCTGTTGAAGGTCATTGATCGGGTGCGTGAACGATATATGGTGCAGCCTGCGCCTGGCATGGAATACGTCCATCGAAACGGTTGACGTAGATCCAGAAACTCCTGCTACGTCTCTGAAACCGGAGTGGTTTTCGTCCAGGTACGCTATCCACGAAGGTCGATTAGCTGTAACCGGACCCTTGTGGGAATTCAACCCCAGGTTCACTTGGGATCTGTTTCTAACTGCGTATCGACGTAATCCGGTAGAGGCGTTAATCAACCTAGCCAGTTACCCACCTACGAAGTCCAGGATCAAGTTCTACACAGACATCGAGCGGGTACGAATGTTGGTGGACAAGTCTCGCAAAGGACACCCTATCAGGGAGGATTTGTCCTTTGAGAATTGGTTTCGTCCGAGACCTATGGCTAGTTACACGATGCACTTTGACTTGTCGGAGGTAAAAGACCCTACGGCATGTGCCTTGGCTCATTGGTGTCATCAGTCCCAGCGGGTGTACCTAGACTTCGCATTGGAGATCCAACCCACTCCTGGAAACCCAGTACGCCTGAAGTCGATGGAGAATTTAGTACTGGCTCTTTTGGACCGGGGGTTTGACATCAGACAGGTCACTATGGACCTTTGGGGTTCTGCTGCGCTCAGACAAACTTTGGAGTCTCGTGGAATTGTAGCTATGCAGTACTCCGTAGATAGAACCACGGAAGCACATGAGACTCTGCATCATGCGATACACACGGGTCTGTTGAGTTTTTATCCCTACGAACCCCTCCTTGTTTGTTTGGATGACCTGTACTGGTCAAAGGGTGGGCGAAAGATCGACCATAGACCAGGTGGTAAGAAAGACGTAGCTGACGCGGCCGCGGGTGCGGTGCTGTGGGCTCTCAAACTTGAAGGGTTCAAAGAAGTCCCAGACATCGAAGTCCTATCTCTGGAAAGAACCCCGTCAGACGACGAAGACCTAACTAATGACGACCTCTTGGAACTTCGCCCTATCCCCAAAACGTCAAGAAAACCAGGGGAGAACCCAGAAGGCGATGAATACTACGTCGAAGGGGACGACATGGATGAAGTCGATACCCTCGATGAAGACGATGACGGCTTGGCATACTGACTACCAGAAGAAAGTGATGAGGTAGTAACGTGCGTGTCCTAGTTGCCTGTGAGTTTTCCGGCGTCGTCAGGGAGGCGTTTCGTCGGCGTGGTCACGACGCTTGGTCCTGCGATCTACTCCCGTCCGACATTCCGAGCGGGCAACATTTCGAGATGGACGTGCGAATGCTATTGCAGGGACCGCACGTTTGGGACTTGATGATTGCCCATCCACCATGTACCCATTTGGCCGTGTCTGGGGCTCGCTGGTTCAAAGAGAAACGAACTTTACAGGCCGAAGCCCTTGACTTCGTGCGAATACTATTAGATGCTCATATCCCGAGAATCGCGGTTGAGAACCCGGTTAGCATCATCAGCAGCCATATACGGAAGCCCGATCAAATCGTGCAGCCGTTCCACTTTGGCGATCCGTTTAGGAAAACGACATGCCTATGGTTGAAGGGCCTACCGTTGCTTAAACCGACGAACGATCTTGGAACTGGTGAGCAGGCGTGTTGGCAGGAATCGCCGCGCCCTGACCGTTGGAAGCGGCGAAGCCGCACATATTCAGGTTTCGCAGAGGCGATGGCCGAGCAATGGGGGGCTGATTTGGTAGGTGCGGGGTAGGTGGTAGGATACCCCTATGTGGGACGTGGCTTTGGGCGTAGTGTTTGTCGTTCTGATGATCTTTCTATGCCGTAGCGTAGGCAACGAATTGCGCAGAATTCATCATAGACGAAAACGCAGGCGGTAGTTTTTACCTTGGATACTTTGTCCCTCGCCCCTAGACTTGGGGCATGGGATTATGGCAGAGAGTTTTAAGTCTCTTCAAAAGTACATCGGACGACTTCCCGCCCGAGGCGTTCACCTTGGGTGGAGACGTAGACACACGTACCCAAGGCATGGCCGGTGTGGTCATGCGTACTATCTGGAGTTACGTAGCAATCCGAACGATTGTCAACAACGCTCGGTCGATACCGATCACACCGCAGGTTATGACCAAGAGTGGTAACTACGTAGAGGTTGATACCGAAGATCCGTTGTATAAGTTGGTCTCTGATCCCAGTCCGTTTCAGATGTGGGATGACTTCATGGAGGCCACGATCTGTTACCTCAAGATATTTGGGGACGTTCCTATCCACGTACAACGGACTGGAGACGTGCCCACATCGTTTTATCCCATGAGGCCGGACCTCACAACCCTACAGGCATCCAAAGACAAAATCGTAGCAGGGTGGGAATTCGACCGCGGTGCTGGGCGGCCGGAACTATTCAAACCTACAGATATTGTGATGGTCCGAGAGTTCAACCCGGAACATCCGATTCGAGGGTATTCGTCTAGTCGAGCCGCGCAACAGAGTTTGTTAGCGGATTTTCACGCGGCAAAGTACAACGTCAGATTTTTCAGTAACCACGCTTTACCTGGGGTAGTTCTGCAGACAGAACAGAAGCTACCTGCAACCGTGCGTCGCCGACTGCGTGCAAACATGCGAGCGGCATTTGGTGGTAGCGACAAAGCTCACGGTCTGGCCATTCTCTCCAAGGGACTAAACATCAAAACCGTAACTCCTAGTCATAGGGACATGGATTTCGGTAACTTGATGCACGACGCAATGACCCGCACCCTGTTAGCCTTTGGTGTTCCGCCCGGAGTAGTGGGTATCACGGCAGATTTGACGAACTCCAATCTACAAGAGCAGCGTCACTTGTTCCTGGTGAACACCCTTCAGCCCACTGTAGAAAACATCTTACAGAAGCTGAACAGATTCATCTTCAACCCCATCGGCATGCGGCTCAAGCCCAACTTCGAGGGGGTGTTGATAAGTGCGCAGACTCTCCACGACCGCAAGATGGAACATCGCGGTATTTGGCGAGACGGTCTTATCACCAGAGACGAAGCACGAACAGCCCTTGGATTTCCCGTAATGGGGGGAACTGTTGGTGCAGAGCTATTTCCGATTACGGCTAGTAAAGTAGCTAACCCTAGTCCCGAGCTAGGAGATACTCTGAACACCGAGGACCGTTTCACAGACAATCCCGACACAGGAGTAGATCCTACCCCTGCAAGTGTTGCTGACGATCCTACCGGGACTATCAAAACAGAGGACTGTCCAAGAATTCCCTTGCCTAATAGACTACCGTTCCAGTATTTCAATAAGCCACAGAACGGCACCATGCCGCCTATACCGTCTTTTCAGTGGGCCTCAAGATGAATAAATCCGTAGTACCGTTCAAGAGCTACCCACTAACACCCAAGGGCGCATGGACATGGGATAGCAAAGTTCAAAACGCTATCATCAAGGTCGGGGGTTGGGGCCTGTACAAACAAGCCCATGCCTGGGCAAACGCAGAATCCCCCAATATCAAGTCGTCGTACAAACTTCCTCACCACGAGATAATTGGTGGGGAACTATTTACAAAGTGGTCAGGTGTGAAAGCTGCTATGGGCGCCCTTCTAGGCGCCCGCGGGGGCACAGATATCCCCAGTGCCGACAAACAGACAGTCTATAACCACTTGGTAAAACACTACAAGGAGTTCGATAAGACTCCTCCAGAGTTCAAGAAGCACATTCTGATTGAGGCAGTATTCAAAACTCTAACTCATCTTGCCGATGGAGCCCTAGAAGTCGAAACTCCCTGGGGAAAATCCACCGTCGAGACCTGTTTCATGGACGGAGAAGTCGAAGACGGATCACTCGTATCCGTGGAACTCATTATTCCAGAAGATGGATCTCTGGAGAAATCTTTGACTTCCACGGATTTATCTACCACAATGTCTTTTGCACAGGGGGAATCGGTAGTAGACGAAGTGTCAACTACTGAGACCCTACAAGGCGATGTGGAATCGGAGTTGTCTAAAATGCGTCGAGGTCCGAAACCGTCTGACAATGCTTTGGTAGCTTCTGCTAAGGAGTCTACGGACGGTGTTGTTGTTCTCTTGGGTAGGGCGTTGGGCGCTCGCCACGATAAGCATCGGACTATTGCTTTTGACAGCCGTATGGACGAAACCCAGCGCGAGCATGTAGCTAGGAGTTTGGCGTGGGATGTTCCGGCTGCGCGTAAAGCCGCGGGTGGATTCATTTTGGACATCCATGAAGACCATACGTTTGCCGCCGACACATTTTATGTTCTCGATCCGGTCAAAGAGAGCGTGTTCTGTTCTGAGGACCCAGACCCAAAGACCAACGCCCAATCCAAGGACCCCGCCTCAGAACTAGACATGGCAGTCAAATCAGACACCAAGACCTTTTTTGTCGAGTTCAAGAAGGTTCTATCGGTTCCTGGAAAGGACATGATTATCCGTTCGGTGGCTTATCCCTCCGACCGGATCGATGCTCATGGGGAGTATGCTTCGTTTGCGGATCTTGAGAAGGCGGCACACGAATTCAACATTCACTTCCGCGAGATCAACATCGAGCACACCGACCGCGAAGCGCCTGGGACTGCTGTGGCGGAGTCCTATATGGCCCGCAGCGCAGATGCGGAGATATCCGCGGACAAAGGTGATTGGTGTGTAGTTTTGCGGGTCAGCGACGAAGACACGAAGTCGGAAATTGCCGCGGGAGTATACAAGGGGCTGTCCATTCAAGGACGGTGCAAGAAACAACCTGGGATCTGCAAGGGCCAATCGGCTGTGCAGCTTACAGGGGTTACGATCAACAAGATATCTCTGGTTGAGAATCCGGCAACCAGACTCGCCTTTGTGGCGAAGAGAAAAGAAAGCGTCGGCCTACGCCCGGATACCGAGGCCGTTAAGAAAGGACTGGTCATGGAAGAGTTGAAGAAACTCCTGGATCTTGTCCAGACGGCCACGGTCGATCTTGGTCGTCTGGTGAAGGCAGAGATTCCGGTGCAGGTGCCGGAGTTCCCATTCCAAGCGTCGGAAGGACCTGATGCCGCCAAGTCGTACATGATGCGATTGCAGATGTCGTTCTTGGCGAAGTTCTTGGGGAACATCAAGACGAGTGTGGAGAACATCCAGAAGCAAGCGACTGATGCGGGCAAAGAGATTGAAACCCTTACGGGGCAGGTCTCGGAGAAGTCCGAACAGCTCGGCGCTTTGGGAGAACTCTGTCGCGAATACGAACGTCACCCCGACATCGATGCCATCCGCCAGATGATCATCGCAGACGATGTCGAGACCCGAAAGAAGGCGCTCAACAAGCTGCTACCCTACCAGGTCGAAGATTTCAAGGGCATATTCAAGGCCATGGACGGTTATCCCGTAACCGTACGTCTCATCGATCCTCCCCTCCACGAGTTTGTACCACATGATGAAGCTGGCCAGAAAGCCCTTGCAAAAGCTGTAGGTCTGCCCTTCGAAACAGTGAAACACCGTGTTGAGCAGCTTCATGAATCCAACCCGATGCTTGGCCATCGTGGTTGCCGGCTGGCAATCACCTACCCCGAGATTCTTGAAATGCAGGTTAGCGCCATCATCAAAGCTGCTTGCGATGTCACCAAAAAAGGCGTAAAAGTCATACCCGAGATCATGATTCCTTTGGTGATCGATGCCAAGGAACTCAAGCAGCTTGAGGTTCGTACCCGCGAGGTAGCGAACAAGATCATTAAGGATGCCGGCGTCAAGTTGCCCTACCTGGTTGGTACCATGATTGAAGTTCCGCGTGCAGCCTTGCTTGCCGACGAAGTTGCAGAGGTCGCCGAATTCTTCTCCTTTGGCACAAATGACCTTACCCAGATGACCCTCGGCATGAGCCGTGACGATGCAGGCCGTTTCCTCCCCGATTATGTGGATGAGAAAAAGGCAGGCATCTTCAAGGCAGACCCC